CGATCTCCCAGCCGATCTTCTTCCACGGCTGGCGGTTGGCGCGCAGCCAGACGATGCGGGCGTCGTCGCGCTCGAGCCAGCGCAGCCAGAGCATCGCTTCCTCGGCCTCGGTGATCTGGCGCGGGCCGGGCCGCGGGCGCTTCATCTCGGGCTCCTGGCCCACCTGATCCGCGAAGCCGTGGAAGTACTCGGGCCACGCGTTGAAGTATCCGGTCGGCTTCACGCCGGGCAGCTGCGCGAACACGTCAGCCGCGCTTTCCAGCCGGTCCTGCACGCGCGCCATCGTCCACTCAGTCATGGCGCGCCTCCCGGTCCTGCTGCCCGTAGAGACGCTCGCCCAGCTGCCGGACGAGCTCGCGCTCGGGCCAGGTCAGCCGGTCGTCGTCGACCGAGACGGCGAGCACGCCTTGTTCGCGCCATCCGTCGCGCTTGACCTGCTGGGGATCGCGGCGGCGTCCGCCGTAGCCCTTGGGCGTGAACCGCATGCCGCTCATGCCACGCCTCCCTTCGTCTCCAGCGCCCAGAGCAGGATCGCGATGGCGTCGGCCTCGTTGTCGTCGGCCGGGCTGAAACCCCGGGCCCGGGCGGCCGCGATCATGGCGTCCTTGTTGGCGTTGCCCTTGCCGGTGGCGAAGCGCTTGATCGTGCCCACCGGGACGCCCTCGTAGGGCACGCCGCGCAGCTCTGCCCACGAGGTCAGCGTGGCCATGAGCCCGCCGTAGACATGCGCGGCGTCCGTGCCGGCGTGGCGGCGGACTTCCTCGAACCAGATCACGGCGATGGGCCCGGAGAGCCGATCCAGCTCGCCCAGCCAGTTGGTGAAGCGCAGGTAGCGCATGCCCCCGCCGTCATAGCGGCCGGGGCGGAAGCTGGCGGTGCCGGAGGTGATCAGCCCGTCGGCGCCATGCAGGGCCCAGCCGGTGGCGGTGCCGAGATCGAGCGCGAGCAAGGTACGGTCGGCGCGGTGCGCCACCGGCAGATCGGGGATTGCCTCGCGGTGCGAGGTGGCGAGAGTCGGGTCAGCCATGGGCGGTCTCCTTTTCTGGTTGGCTGCTCGGGTGGAAGACGACGGCGGTCTGGTGCTTGGCGGTACGGGGCCGCCGTCGTCGGATGGAGTTTCAGGATGCCTTTCGTCGCCGTCGACCATGGCGAGCGATATGCTGGCCGACGCGCTTTCGACCTGCGGCGGTGGCGGCCTTGCCGGGACGGCGATGCTCTTCGCAGCGCCGGTTCAGGGCCCGTGCCTTCAGGCCGGTACGGCATTCGAACGGCTGGCCGCACTCGGCGCATCGGGATTGCCAGAGAATGATCGGCACGGTTTCGCCGTCTGTCCGGACATGGAGATCGGAGCCCACGACGACGTAGCGTTGCCCATCGAGCATCAGCACGGTGCCGGGCATCGGCAGTATGCGGAAGTCGATGCGGCGCACCACGCGAGGCTTGCGGGTCATTGCACGCCCTCCGCGGTTCGAGATGCCCGGCCTGTGCCAGTGCCTGCCGCGAGACCTACGTATCGTTGAGGCGGCCATCCCTGCAGGGTGGCCTCCTCATACGTAGTATAGGGGGGGCCATTGTTAGTCCTCCGAAAGGCGTAACAGATTGTTTTCACGATGCTTTCTCCCGATTTCGAGGACGAACAAAGAGGACGCGTCTGTTTGTCCTCGTCCTCTGCAAGTCATTGATTTCATTGAGGGAGGACAAACAATGGACGAGGACGAACAACTTCGTCCTCAGGACAAACAGGATTTTCGGGAGGACGAAGTCAGTCATCGACGCCCTCCGGATAGACCCAGATCGCCGGGTTCTCGACGTCGAGGCAGACCCCGGAATGGGGGCATTTGTAGTGGCTGGGCAGCACCGGGATGCCTTCTCCGAGCACCTCGCCGGTCTCCGGATCGATCTGCGCCTCGCGGCCGAAGCGCATGCCTTCGACGCAGAGATAGCCGAACCGGGAGCGCACGACCGCATGGCCGAAGGCGGTCCCGTCGCGGCGGAACTTCACGTGCCCCTTGGTGGTGAGCACGGCAAGGCGGTCGCGAATCGTGTACTTGCTGCCCAGCCCGGCGGTGTTCTCGAACGCCTCGCCGAACTGCGTCGATGTATAGAGCCGGCCCTCGGCCGCCTCCTCGAACAGCAGGGCGAGGATCACGTCGCCCTTCCTGATCCGCTCGGCATCGTGCTTCGCGCCGACGTCCTGACGGACCAACCGCTCGTTCAGCGGGTTGATCTCGACCCATTCGCCGCCGCGCTTGTCGATGAGTTTCGGCGCGAGCGCGGGCCCGTTGCGCAGCTCTATCTCCAGCTTGCGCTCCGACGCGTCCTCGTCGGGGCGATGCAGGATCAGGCCGGTGGTGTAGAAGCCGCGCAGCGCGCTGGCGCCGGACAGGGCGAGGAACGGGTCCTCCTTGACCTGGTGCTTGGAGAGCTTGCGCGTGTGGTGGATCAGGATCACCCCGCATTCGGGATCGATATGGTCGCGCAGCACCTCCACGCGGTCCTTGAGGAAGAACATCATGGCGGTGTTGTCGTTCTCGCCGCCGCCTTCGGGTCCGCCATCGAAGAGATTGCGGATGGGATCGATGCAGAGGATGTCCGGCGGGCTGTCGGGAAAGGCGGTCTGGATGGCGCGCGCGGCGCGCACGCTGCCCTCGTCGTCGAGCAGGAGCTTCAGTTTCGGGGTGGCCACGAACGTGTCGCGCGCCGCGGCCAGCACGTCTGGCGGCAGGGCGATCTGGCGCAGGCGCTCGCGCAGGTAGTGGTACTGGATCTCGGCCTGCAGATAGAAGATCCGCAGCGGCCGCGGCGGGGTGAAGCCGAGGAAGGGCTGACCGGCGGCCATGTGCACGAGCCAGGAGATCAGCAGATCGCTCTTGCCGACCTTGGGGGCGCCGCCCAGCACCAGCAGGCCGCCCGGCGTCAGCACGCGCGGGGCGATGATGTCCTCGGGCATCGGGCTGTCATCGTCGAGCAGCGCACCGAGGCTGAAGGCGGGCAACTCGTCCGGCGACGGCGCGCCGCTGTCGAGCCGCACCAGCGGTGGGCCGTTCTTCTCGACATGCAGCGCCCAGAGCCGCTCGGATTCGCGCTTGAGCCGCTCCACGGGCCACTGCGGGCGGAGCATCGCAGCGTTGTAGCCGCAGATGCCTTCCCATCCGGCCTCCTTCGACAGCCGCCCCTCATGGACCATGCGGATGAAATGCCCGATCGCCGCCGAGGCACCCTCGAAGCGCGACCAGTCGTCGGCGGCGCCCTCGCGCACCGGGGTCACCAGCACCTCGTCGACGGCGGGTCTGTCGGTATGGGTGAATTCGGGCTGCAGGGACACGCCCGGCGCGGGCGGCATGTCGGTCACGGCCTCGACGAACTCGTCCAGGTCGCGTTCGAAATCGGCGTTCAGCTCGACGATCCGGACCAGCGTCTTGAGGGAGTTCTTGTAGTAGACCGAGCCTGCGACGCGAATGGGCTGGTGCGCCGATCGGAAATGCGTGTCACCGCCGACCTTGGCGGCGATGTCGCCGCGCAGGCGGGTCACGCGCGCAATGTCGCTGCCCTCGGCTGGCTCGGTCAGCTTCCACCAGACATGGGCCTTGCGCTGACCCTCGGGCGTGACGCCGCCGCTTTCCACCACCATGGTGGGCGGGCCGAGGTGACGCTCGAGATGAGCCCGAGCGGCGGCGATGTCGCCGGTGTCGAGATCGACGACCACGGTCTGCATCTGCTCGATGTCGGCGGCCCTGGCTTGTCCGGGCTCCGCGACCGTGCCGGGGATGACATAGACCGCGGCGCCCTCGCGCGCAGCCCAGCCTGCGAAGGTGACCATCTTGTCGGGCGCGGCTGCATCCGCCTCGATCCAGATGTTGTGGGGCCGGCCGTCGAAGCCCTGACCCTTGTCGATGAAACTGCGGACGGGGATCAGTCCATCGGAGTAGCCGAAGACCGCCTCCATGAACTGCGCGATCTGCGCGGGGTCCGGCTCGTCGCCGAAGACGTCGATCTGCGGTGCTGCGTCGTTGAAGTCGCGCCAGGGGTTGAAGTGGACGAGGTTCTCGGGCCCCGGGGTGGGCGGCTCCGGCGGCGCCGGGTTATCATCGTGATCTGTGGTCATGGCGGGGTCCTCCTGCGTGGCGGACGTGTCGGGCGGGTCCTCGGGCGCATCCGTCATGCCGGCAGGCTCCAGCAGCGCTCGGCCCATGGGCAGAACCGGCATTCGAAGAAATCGCGATTGGCGGCGATGCGCGGGAGCAGCTCGCCCGCGTCGGTGGCTCGCAGGATCCGCACGCCCCGGTCCGACATGCGCTGCGCGAGATCGGCATCGAAGGGCACGAGTTCGTGGTGGATCTCCGCGGTGTCCTTGTTGATCGCGGTGAAGAGCGCCGGCGCGGCGCTGATGCCCGGCACCGTCGCTTCCATGTAGGCTTGGTAGAGCGCGATCTGGGCGGCGTAGACCGGCTTCGCCACGGTCACCCCCTTGGCGACCGTCTCGCGCCAGTTCTTCGCGTTCATCGTCTTGCATTCCCAGAGCGCGGGGGTGCGGAGACCGTATGCGGCCGGGGCCTCGGCGACGATCCCGTCCACATGGCCGCGGATACGCCCTCCCGCGACCGAGAAGCCGAACTGCTCCCCGTCGGGCCGGTTGCCCTTGCGCGTGTAGAGGTCGAGCCCCGCCGCTCGCAGCCAGCGGATGGCGAGATCCTCGAGCCGATGCCCGATGGCGAAGATCCGGAGGACGCGGCCCGGAAAGTCCTGGCCTTCGTCCTTGGGCGCGCCCGCGAACTCGAACTGCAGCGCCCGTTCGCAGGGATGGCCCAGCCGGGAGCCACCGAGGTAGTCCCGCGGCGGCGTGGCGGCCCGTTCGGCCTCGAGTGCCGCGTCCACACCCGCGTTGATGCGTTCGGAGATGCCGGGGCGGTGATTGAAGTCCAGCATCAGAACGGGATCTCCGACTCGGCGGCGATCTCGGCCATCTCGATGCGGAACGCCTCGATGGTGATGACGATCAGCCGGTGCATGTCGTTCTGGCTCAGTTGTCCCAGCGGCCGGTCCCAGCCGATCCGCTCCATCTCGGGGGCGAGCGCGCGCATGACTGCAGGCAGCGCCTGGGTTTCTTCTTCGTCAAATTCGACCATGTTCAGTCCTCTTTTCGCTTTGGTGGTGAAGGCCGCCTGGCAGCCCATGGAGCAGAACCAGCGGCGGGTTTGGGTGCGGTGAGCCGGATCAGGAAACGGTCCGGGGGACCGTTTCCCCGGCGAACGGCGCGGCCGGTGGGGATCGAACCAGCCGAAGCCGCGGGTGCGCGCGGTGCAGACGGCGCAGAGCACCGGCCGCGGGTGCCAGAGG